TGCGAGGTGTTCCCCAAGCAGCAGAAGATCCTCGTCGAGCGGGGCGACACGGGCAACTTCCTGAACATGCCCTACTTCGCCGGGAACCTCACGACCCGGTACGGGTTCAACGACAAGGCCGAGAGCCTGAGCCCGTCGGAGTTCTTGGACTTCGCCGAGAGCCGGGTGATCGATCCCGACAAGTTCCTCGACATCGAGGTCGCGCCCAAGAAGTCGGAGGAGGTTCTGCCCAAGGGACCGCCGTGCCTTCAGCAGCTTGCGGCCGAGGGGTTCGGCGAGGGCGGACGCAACAACGCCCTGTTCAATCTCGGCGTCTACGCCCGCATGGCGAAAGGCGAGAAGTGGGAAGAGGCCGTCCGCGCCTACAACCGGGACATGATGAAGCCCCCGCTGCCGGACAAGGAAGTCGACATCGTCATCGCACAGCTTGGGAAGAAGGAGTACTTCTACAAGTGCGACGACCAACCCATCGTTTCGTTCTGCAACAAGGAGGTTTGCATTACGAGGCGTTATGGGATCGGACCCGGACAGCGTGCGGCCGACCTTGGATCAATGACCAAGATCAACGGCGATCCTCCGATCTGGATCCTCGACGTGGACGGGCAGCGGGTCGAGCTGTCGACCGACAGTCTCGTGAACCAGAAGGCGTTCCAGAAGGACTGCCTGAACCAGATCAACATGTTCCCCAAGACGATGTCGGACAAGGCGTGGCAGGCGCGCATGCAGGTGCTGCTGTCCACCTTGACCATCGTCGACGTGCCGCCGGAAGAGACCGACAAGGGCAAGTTCGAATACCTGCTCCGCTCCTTCTGCTGCGACCGCGCCCGCGGCGTCGACCGGGAGGAAGTGTTGCAGGGGATCGCCGTGTGGGTGGACGACACCGTCCTGTTCCAACTGCGCGATCTTGACAAGCACCTCAAGGCGAGCGGCTTCACCAAGTGGACCGACGTGAAGATCGGCCAGTTCCTGTCGCACGAGGTGAAGGCCTCAGTCATCCGGCAGCGGGTGAAGGGTCGCGTGCTGCGCCTGTGGTCCGTGCCGCAGGAGTATTTCGCGGGGCAGGCCGACACCAAGATCGAGCTGCCGCCGCTCGCTGAAGACGTGCTGTGATGCACATCATCCTCGGCCCGCCCGGCACAGGCAAGACGACGAGGCTGCTGTCCATGGTCGAAGACGCCATGGACCGCGGCATCCCGCCCGACCGCATCGGATACTTCTCCTTCACTCGCCGCGCTGCGGACGAGGCAATGGAGCGCGCCATCAAGCGCTTCCGCCTGACGCGCCGTGATCTGCCGTACTTCCGCACGCTGCACAGCCTCGCCAAGAGCGTCGTCGGCATCGACAACAAGTCGATCATGCAGGTGAAGCACTATCAGGATTGTGCCACGTGGTTGAAGGTTCCCATGTTCTCGGAACTCATCCGCCCGGACGACGGTCCGTATCAGGAGTATGGTCTCGGTGATCGCTTCCTCGAAGTGATCAACATGTCCCGCATCTGTAGGCTCCCGCTGCGCGAGGTCTACAACAAGTCGACCGTCCCGGAGACGACCGACTTCGCCATGGTCGAGTACGTTGACCGGGGCCTGCGCAAATACAAGGACGCCAACGGGCTGTTCGATTTCACCGACATGCTCGAACTGTTCGTGAAGCGGAATGCCTCGCCGCCGTTCGACCTCGTCTTCATCGACGAAGTGCAGGACCTGTCGCCGCTCCAGTGGCAGATGGTCCACCAGATCGCCGAGCGCAGCAAGCAGGTGGTGATCGCAGGCGACGACGATCAGGCAATCTACCGTTGGGCCGGGGCCGACGTCGAGTACTTCATCCGTCTCGACGGGACGACCGAGGTCCTCGGGCAGAGCTACCGCATCCCCGCCTCGCACCACGCGATGAGCCAACACCTGATCTCGTCCGTCCAGCACCGGAGGCGCAAGGAGTTCCTGCCGCGCCCCGACGAAGGCGTGATCAAGTGGCACTCGCACAGCGAAGAAGTCGACCTCAACGAGAACGACTGGCTGCTCCTCGCCCGGACGCGCCGCCTCGCCAAGCAGTTGGAGCAGGAGGTCCGGCAGCGGGGCATGCTCTACTCCTTCGCCCTGAGCAACGACGTCGATCACGAATCGATGGAGGCGATCCGGTTGTGGGAAGCGCTGCGCCGGGGCGAGACGCTCGTGACCAAGGACGTGCGCCGCGTCTACCGTCAGATGCGGATCAACGAGAGCGTGGCCCGTGGGCACAAGACCATGCCGGACGTGCATGAGGATGCGGAGCACAACCTCGAAACTCTCGCCACGAACCATGGCCTACTGACCAAAGCTCCTTGGGAAGAAGCCCTTTCGGCCATACCGGAGAACGAGAAAACGTATTATAAAGCGTGCTTGAGACGGGGTGAGGACTTCACCAAACCGCCGCGGATCCGGATCTCGACGATTCATTCCGCGAAGGGGGCCGAGGCCACCAACGTCTTGCTCGTAACGGACTTCCCACAGAAAGGCGGAGTGTCGGTGCGCCGGAACGTGTTCGAAGAGGATGACGAGAAGCGTGTCTTCTACGTCGGTCTGACCCGAGCGAAAAAGGAACTGCACCTCATTCACCCCATGAGCACGAAGGGGTTCCCGCTGACATGAACGCCGATATCGAAGTCATCGTAGCCTGCGCGTGTGGCAAGGAAGAATACGTCACGACGCTGCAAAAAGTTAAGAACCGTTGGCCCGAGTGCCAATGCCGCCAGTCCATGAGGGTTTCCAATGTCGACCTTTCAGTTCGTTCACGAGACGGAATGGGTGATGCCGGACGGGTATCCGAATCTGTCGGACGAACCGATCCTCGCAATCGACCTTGAAACGTGGGACCCCGAGCTGAAGAACCTCGGGGCCGGGTGGGCGAGCAGGACCGGGCACGTCATCGGCGTCGCCGTCGCGAGCGAACGGGGCGAGTGGTACTTCCCGATCCGCCACGAGAACGGTCCCAACTTCGACGCCCGGCGGACGCTCGCATGGCTCCGCGACGTGTGCAGCCACGAGCAGCGCACCTTCGTCTTCCATAACGCTATGTACGATCTCGGCTGGCTGAAGGCCGAGGGCATCGAGGTGAAGGGCCGCATCGTCGACACGATGGTCGCCGCTCCGCTGATCGACGAGAACCGCTACAGCTACTCGCTGAACAACCTCGGCATCGACTACCTGAAGGAGCGGAAGGACGAGCGGACCCTGCGCGAAGCGGCGGCGTCCATGGGCCTCGACCCCAAGTCCGAAATGCACAAGCTCCCGGCCCACTTCGTCGGGCGCTACGCCGAGCAGGACGCGGGTCTGACGCTGCGCCTGTGGCGGCATCTCGAAGGCATCCTGATTGCGGACGAGCTGACGTCCATCTTCAATCTCGAAATGCGCGTCCTCCGGGTCTGTCTCGAAATGCGCATGCGCGGCGTGCGTGTCGATCTCGACAAGGCCGATCAGGTGAAGACCCGGCTGCTCGCCGAGGAGAACTCCCTGCTCAAGGGGATCAAGGACAAGACCGGGGTCGACGTCTCGATCTGGGCGGCGGCGTCCGTGGCCAAGGTGTTCGACGCGCTGAACCTTGAGTACCCCAAGACCTCGAAGACGGAAGCGCCGAGCTTCACTAAAAACTTCCTCGCCACGCACCCACATGAAGTGGCAAGGTCGATTGTCCGTGCGCGTGAGTTGAACAAGGCTCGCACCACGTTCATCGACTCGATCACGAAGCACTCGGTCAGGGGGCGCATCCATGCTGATATTCATCAGCTACGCGGCGATGATGGGGGAACCGTTACAGGTCGGTTCAGTTACTCCTCGCCCAACCTCCAACAGATTCCTTCGCGGGATGAGGAAATTGGTCCGCTCATTCGAGGCCTTTTTATCCCGGAGCAAGGAGAACTCTGGGGGTCCTTCGACTACTCCTCCCAAGAACCCCGGATCGTCGTCCACTACGCCAACATCCTGAACATGGAAGGAGCGGGCGTATTCGCCGAGGCGTACCAGAACGACGCCCGTTCGGACTTCCACCAGATCGCAGCCGACATCGTGGGCGTGCCGCGCAAGCAGGCGAAGACCATCAACCTCGGACTGTTCTACGGGATGGGGGTCAACAAGCTCAGCGAGCAACTCGGTCTCGATCTCGCGACGGGCAAGGCGCTCTTTCGCGAGTATCACGAGAAGGTGCCATTCGTCCGTGAACTGTCCGACCAAGTGAGCCGGATCGCCAACAGCCGGGGCAACATCCGCACGATCCTCGGGCGGCGCTGCCGCTTCGACAAGTGGGAACCCGCCACGTTCGGGGTGCATAAGGCTCTGCCTCACGATGATGCCGTGAGGGAGTACGGTCCCACGGTGCAGTTGAAGAGGGCGTTCACCTACAAGGCGCTGAACCGCTTGATCCAAGGATCGGCGGCGGACCAGACGAAGAAGGCGATGGTGGATCTGTACGAGGCGGGACTGCTGCCCATGGTCCAGATCCACGACGAGTTGGCGGTCAGCGTCGCAAACCCCGAGCAGGCCCACGAGATCGTCCGCGTCATGCAGGACGCCGTGCCCCTGATCGTCCCGTCCATCGTCGATGCCGAGTTGGGTCCGAGCTGGGGCGAGGCGAAGCTGTCGATCAGCGACGCGTGGTCCTGAGCATCTTGAGACCGTCACCCCGGACGCGGAAGCCCGCCTCCGGGATGAGGATCGTGGTCGTCACACGAGGCTGAGCAGCGCGCTTCTTCTCAAGCATCTTGCGCCACAGGCGGGGGAGCCTCATCCGTCAATCCTCCGCCAGTTCTCCAAGGCCTCCTTGGCCCCGCTCATCGCCCACTTGGGCGCGAACAGGGAGGCCACGCTGTAGAAGGTGAGGATGCTGAAGACGGTGATCCGGTAGAGGACTTCCGCCGTCAGGTCCAGCAGCTTCTCCTTAATTATAATCGTCGAAAGCATTGTCTTTTCCTTTTTCATAGACCAGCGGGTGGTGCTCTTCGCAGTATGGCCTTGCGGCTGTCAGGGTGGTGGCCCCGCAAAAGATGCGGAGCCCCTTCTTCGTCATCCCGCCCGTCAGCCATCGGCATTCGCGCGGCTTCAGATTGAGGACGGTCTTGCTCTCCGTCTCTTCGATCTCAGGCTTCGCACCGCGGACCATGGATCACCCTGCGTACCGGGCATACATCAGCATCAGGATGAACAGGTCGAGAAGGACAGTGTACGCCACGAATGCGACGTACAGCATCCAGTTGTCGTCGAAGGGGATCATGTTCCCTCCTCCTTCGCAGCGGCCATCCCGCGGACGATCTCGGTGATGTCCGCCTCGACCGTGGCATTGGCGACCTCTTGGAAGTCCGACGTGTGCGGCGCAGCGAACTGGGCGGCGAACGCGACGTAGGCGCAAAGGTCGACCCAACTGTCCTCATGGTCCCGTTGATTGGCAAGGCGGCTCATCTTCACGGCCATCATGACCACGGCCACCTCGAAGGAGGTCATGCGGCGGTTCAGGATGTTGCCTGCGATGTTCGCGGCGCGGACGAAGGACGGCATGACGTCGCCGTACTCCTGACCCCTCTGGCTGATGGTCGACTTGGCGGTGCTCAGGACATCTTGATGGTGCACTTCTCGTTCTCCAGTATATTGCGGTGCTTCTGTATCCCATGGATCACGGTCGAATGATCCCGGTCCCCAAAGCGTTCGGCGATCTCGACGGTCGACATCTTCACCTCCAGATGGAGGCGATAGAAGCACTCGTGTCTCGCCCTGTTCAGAGCCGGGGGCTTGCGCTTCCGACCGAGCAACTCGTCCATCGAGAACCCGGTCTTCTTCGCGACCTCCGCCACGATGACCCGCCATTGCGGGCGCTTGAAGAGTTCGCGAGGAGCCCTGCGAAGGGCGTCCTCGAACATGTTCATCTTCTTGCGCCTGTGGCTTTCGAGGTAGGCGATCCGCTCACGCTCTTCCCGTTCTCGGACGCTGCGAAGGGAGTTCTCTTCGAGCTTCCTGAGGAACTCCTTCTTCCTCAGGATGATCTGTTCCCGGAGAAGCATGTCAGATGAACCCCTCCGCGAACCCGTTCATGATCGAGCGCCAGTCGAAGTCATGCAGCACGGCCTTCGTGCGGACCGACGAGACGTGTTCGTCGACGTCATGCAGGACGATGCGCCGCTTCGCACGCTCCATGAACAGGATTTCGAAGAGCTTCATGTCGACTTCCTCTTCGAGATAGGCTCCGTCGGCATCGGCATAGCTGCGATCCGACAGGGTGCTGATATCAAACTTGATATCATGCAGCCGCTTCCACGGAACGAAGAGCCACCCGCCACGCATGTCGCTGTAGAAGGTGAACAGTTCGGACATCAGGTCGTCGTTCGCGACCTCTTCGCTGAAATCGTGCGCCATGTTACGCAGCCTTCCGGTTCTTCTTGGGAGCGTTCAGGAGCCAGCAGCGATAGTGATCGCCTTCCTTGCGGCTCACCATCACGAGCTTCGACGAGAGCAAGCCGAGCTTCCTGTACCGATAGAACGACCCACGGGCCGAGGCCACCTGAACAGGGTTGTCGACGGTGAAGCTGTCGCCTTCCCGCATCTCCAGCCACGGATAGAGCGGCTTGCAGCGCGGCTGCGTCTTGGGCACCGGAATGTTTGCTTCGATGTTCAATGTCATGTCGTCAGTCCTTTCTAAGTCTGGCCCATACATGGGTTGTGCTTTATACGTCCACACCTTCATGCAGACGTCAAGATCGTCAGGCCTTCAATACCTTCCGATCTCAAACTCGATGTCCGCGGACTGTTCATAGATGTAGTCTTTCACGATCTTCATGACAGCCTTCTCGTCAGTCATCGGAACCTCTTCACCTTCCGTATCGAACAGGTGGATCGACAGGTGGTCGATCTCCCACGGGTCTTGCCCGAGGCCTTCTTCGTAGACGCTGATCTCGGCCTCGACGTCGGCCGTCAGACCATCGCCCACGGGCACTTCACAAAAGTGGAAGATCATCACTTCACCTCCCTGATGCCCACGAACCCGGCCTCCGGGTTCCTGAGGCTGCTGACCACGAAAGTCAGATCGAAGGGGTTCTCCCCCGTCTCCCGGATGGGCGGCGGCAGCACGCGGGCGGCGTAGGCCTTGACCATTTTCCAACGCGCCGAGTACCCGTTCGGCAGGGCGCGGGTCAGCACCTGCTGCGCGCCGCGCGGGTCGATGTACACGATCTCGAAGCGATTACGCATTGTCCCACCTGTCCTCGAAGTCCACCGCCTGACGCAGGGCAGTACGTGAATCACGTACTGCACGCGGGTCGACATCGGCCGACGACCTCTCGACCTCGGACAGGAGGTATTCGAGGGCGTCGCGCAGCCGTTCGATTTCGTCGGCGGCTTCAGCCTGATCCGGGTCGAACTTCGCGAACATGCGCAGTCTCTTTACGATGT